CTATTGAACCTATTACCGATGTCGGTGGTCGTGTTGTTGGTTTGTCCACTGCTAATGGTTCGGGAAACTTTTTTCATCAACTGTGGGTTGGTTCGCAAACAGGGTCAAACAAGTTTAAAGGAATCTTTTATCCTTGGGATGCTGATGGTGAGCGTAACGAAGATTGGTATGAGGCTAAGAGCCGTAACATGCAATCTTGGCAGATGCACCAAGAGTATCCACGCTTCCCTGAGGAAGCGTTCATCAAATCAGGTAACCCTGTTTTTGATATTGATATGTTGAACAGCATGGAATCAGAGGATGGTCATGTTGGTTACTATCATTTGTATTCTGATGGTAATGGTGAGTTCCGTCCAACTGCTGAAGGCGAGTTGGCTATATGGCAGTTCCCAGAAATTGATGGCATCTATGTGATTGGGGCGGATGTCGCCGAAGGATTTAGTTATGGTGACTACAGTTCAGCCCACATAATTGATGCCGCTACAGGGATTATGGTTGCACACTGGCATGGACATATTGAGCCAGACTTGTTTGGGGATTTGTTGGCTGAACTTGGTTGGTGGTATAACACGGCTTTGTTGGGTGTAGAAAACAACAACCACGGTTTGACCACTCTGAAGGCTGCTCAGAAACATGGTTATAAAAATCTTTATAAACAACGCCGTATGGGTCATATCCGTCCTGAGGCTACCGAGATTTTGGGTTGGCGTACAACTGTTACTACTAAACCGTTGGCTATTGACGAATTGAATGCAAACTTGCGTGATGGCGCTATTGAAGTTTATTGTGGTAAAACTATTGCCGAATTAAAAACCTTTGTCCGTAAGGAAAACGGTAAAATGGCTGGCAGCCCACACGATGACAGAACTATCAGTTTGGCTATCGCTAATCAGATGTTGAAATATGTTTGGCTTCCAGAATACAGAAATGATGTCAAAATTCCACACAATAGTATGTTGTGGTGGGAACAGCATCTTTTTGACCCGATTGGTGAGAATAAAGTTTATATTGGGTCACATAATGTTAGAAAACGAACTCCTTTTTAACCTTAGGAACGATTCCTGTATTACTATGATGCAATTTATGTGCAAAAACTGCAACAACCTTTTTGAGGCTGATGAAAAGCCGCATCGTGGGGAAGTTTGTTTTAAATGTCATATCAAAACTATCCGATTGGGGTTTACTCATGGTAAAGAAGATTTCCATGGTCCTACTATTCGTGAGCGGCAGCGCCAAATTGTTTCTGATGCTGCGGCGAACGGTATCACGGCTGAGCCTGTTACGAACTGGATGTAATGGGTCATGTCGTCAGTCTGGGTTCCAATCCTTGTCGCCGTTATCACGGGACCAGTCGTTGTTGTATTGCAAAAACTGCGTAAAGAAAACACCCAGCAACACGAAGAAGGCAGAATCCTTCTTCGGGTTATCGGAAATAAGGTTGACAAAATAGGTAGCAAACTTGACCAACATATCGGTTGGCATGACGGCAAAAAGGAATCAAAATAAATGGCTAAGAAATCGGCAGCAGACCAACTCAAATCACAAAAGATGAGGTTGGAAGCATCAAAGCGTTGGCGCAAAGAAGAAGGCTATGACGCTATTTGGCGCAGAATGATTGACATGTATAAAGGCAAACATTATGATGATTATGCCCTAGAAGACAGACTGCTAATAAATATTGCGTTTTCAACTGTAAACATTATTGCCCCAAACATTTCTGTTAACTATCCGAAGATTTCTGTCAACGCTGTAAAACCTGAACATGCTTCTCAGGCTGTTATTGCCGAGGCTGTCGTCAACTATTGGTGGCGACACCGAGACATTCGTGACCAGTTCCGCCGTGCAGTAAAGGACATGTTGACTTGCGGTCATGGTTGGATTAAAGTTGGATACCGTTTCGTTGAAGAAGAAGCAGTTGGCGTAGACGAAGACCCATCAGACCCACAGATGGGTGGAGAAAGCACAACTATCAGCGTAATCCTAGAGGACAGTCCTTTTGCTGAGCGTGTTAGCCCTATGGATGTGTTTGTGGACCCTGATGCAACCAACATGAAAGATATGAAATGGATTGCTCAGCGTATCCGCCGTCCACTTAGCGAAGTAAAAGCAGATAAACGCTACAGCAAGGTTGCCCGTGACGAAGTTCAAGTTATGGCTGTCAGTCGTTATGCGGATGACCCAAGCCGTAAAAAGATTAACGACAAAAACCAAGGTTATGCCGAGGTTTGGGAATTTTATGACATTGTCGGTAAATCATTAAGCGTATTTTGTGAAGGTGCTGAACATTACTTGGTAAAGCCAATGGCTTTACCGTATTCGTTTGGTCAACCTTTTGTGATGTTGCGTGACTACGAAATCCCAGACCATTTCTATCCTATTGGTGAACTTGAAAGCATTGAGCCGTTGCAACGGGAACTTAATGAAACTCGTTCACAAATGATGAACCATCGTAAAAAGTTTGCTCGTAAGTATCTATACAAGGAATCGGCTTTTGACCAGTTGGGTCGCACAGCCTTAGAGTCCGATGAGGACAATGTTATGGTCCCTGTTATAGGTGATGAGGCTCTTGGTGGGACTGTTATGGCTATGCCAGCAATTATTAACCCGCCAGAGTTTTATAATCTTAGCGACACCATTATTGCTGACATTGACCGTGTGAGCGGTGTATCGGAAATTCAGCGTGGCGGTACAACGGAAATACGCCGTACCGCAACCGAAGCCTCATTGGTTCAGGATGCAAGTAACGCTAGAACGGCAGATAAGTTGGCTATTGTTGAACAAGCCATCAGCGAGATTGGTCGCCGTTTGGTTTCTTTGGCATATCAGTTTATGACTGGCGACCATGTTGCCAGAATCATTGGTAAAGATGGTGAACCTATTTGGGTTGAATATGACCGTGAATATTTGGCTGGAGACTTTGACTTTGAAGTTGTGTCTGGTTCCACCCAGCCACACAACGAATCGTTTAAGCGTCAGATGGCTTTGCAAATTGTAGATGCTATGGCACCGTTCGCTGGTTCTGGCATTATAAACATGCCGAAGTTGGCTGCATATGTTCTTCAGAACGGTTTCGGTATTAAGAATCCTGACGAGTTCATTCAGCAAGCACCTCAACCTGAGGGTATGCCTTCTGTCCCCGCCGCACCTCAAATGCCTCAGCAAGGACAGTTGCCACCAGCATAGGGAACGGGTCTTATTATATATAGAGCAACCAACCAAGGACTCTGGGAGATATAAAACATAATGGCTGATGAAGTCACAGAAGTAGTACCGCAATCCGTGGAACCCGAAGGGTCACCCACATCGGAAGGCGTAGAAGTCACAGAAACACCAATTCTAAGCGTAGAGGAATACTCAACTTATAGAGTTCCTGTAAAGTTAGATGGTGAGGAACTGCAAGTTCCGCTTAGTGAGGCTTTGGCTGGTTATCAACGCCAAGCAGATTACACTCGCAAGACGCAAGAGTTAGCACAGCAACGAGAACAATTTGAGTTTGCAAGTGCTATACAAACTGCCCTTGAGCGTGACCCGTCTGCAACGCTTGATATGCTGGCAAATCATTATGGTATCAGCCGTCAGGCTGCTGCCGACATGGTTGCTGAAGATGACTTTGATTCGCTTGACCCAACGGAAAAGCGTTACAGAGAACTTGACCAGCGTTTAGCATCATTTGAGGATTACCAAAGCAAACAACAAGTGGAGGCTGAGGTAAAGAAGTTGCAGTCCCGTTATGAGGACTTTAATATCAATGAGGTTGTGACAGCCGCTTTGCGGACTGGCTCAACGGATTTGGAAGGCACATACAAGCAGATTGCGTTTGATAAATTGATGGCAAAACAAGAGTTAGAACGAGCAGCACTTCAGAAGAAACAGGCATCAGAAAATGCTATTGTTGATTCTAAAAGGGCTGCAAGTGTGGTATCGGGTGGGGCTTCGGCAACATCATCTACTACTAATGATAGTTTTGAACCAATTACTTCAATTGCTGAGGCTTGGGCTGCCGCAAAACGCACACTCAATTCATAATCTTTTAAGGAGATAATAATGTCAAACCCAAACTTTGATGCGCTGTTGTCAACAACGCTCGCAAACTACCGTGACCAACTCACGGACAATGTGTTCAGTGACCGTGTTCTCACTAACCACCTTATGACCAATGGTCGTATTCGTATGGTTAATGGTGGCACAAAAATCGTTGAGCCACTTATCTACGGTCAGAACTCAACTGTTGCTTCGTACTCAGGTTACGACCCAATTTCTTTGACTGCACAAACTGGCATCACGGCTGCTGAGTACGAATGGAAGCAGTATGCTGCATCCATCGCAATCAGCGGTATTGAAGAAGCCAAGAACAATGGTGAAGCAGAAATCATCAACTTGTTGGAAGCAAAAATCATGCAGGCTGAGGAGTCAATGCGTGAAGGTTTCAACACGATGTTCTTTGCAGATGGCACTGGCAACAGCGGAAAAGACTGGAATGGTCTTAACAACTTGATTGAAACTGGCAACACTGTTGGTGGAATTAACTCTGCTACAGCAGGTAACGAATACTGGCGTTCATATGAGGAAAACACCGCAGGTGCTTTGACTACAGCGCAAATGGCAACGGCTTACAATAGCGTTTCTGTTGGTAATGACCGTCCAGACCTTATTCTGACAACCCGTACTTTGTTTGAAAAGTATGAGTCGTTGCTACAAGGACAACTCCGTTACACGGACACTAAGACAGCAGATGCTGGTTTCCAAAACCTGTTGTTCAAGGCTGCTCCAGTTGTTTATGATGTTGCATGTCCTTCAACGAACATGTTCTTCATCAACAGCAAGTACCTAACACTTGTTGGTCACTCTGGCAAATGGTTCCAGCAGACACAGTTTGTGCGTCCAGAAAACTTGGATGCCCGTTACGCACTCATCATGTGCTACGGTAACTTGACTGTACGCAACCGTAAGAAGCAAGGCAAGTTGACCGCTAAGACTGCGTAATTGCACTTAGGAACAAAATGCTAATGGTGGGGGAGAAATCCCCCACCATTTCTTATATATAGGAGAAAATAATTATGGCTGCTAAGAAGCCCGCAATTCAATTAAGTGGCATTGATGACATCATAAAAATTGGTGGCAAGGCTGCAAAAGAAATCTTTAAGACTCAGCGTGGTATGGGAAAAAGTGTTGTTAAGTCGGCTAAAGCAACAAGTAATGTTGCACGCCAAGCCATTCAACATGAGAAGCGTTTCGGTTCAAAAGGTGTTTACAAAGGTTACAAAGGTGGACCACGACCATGAAAAAGCGTGGAGCAGATGACATCATCAAGGGTGGAGTCGCCCTTGTACGCAAGGCTGTAGGCAAGGGTGCCAAGAAGGCTGCTAAGGCTCCTAAGGCTGCTTCTGGTGGTGCAGGTAAGAAACCACCTATGCCGAAGAAGGCTGCTGCATCTGGCGATGCTGCACGCCGTAAAGCCGAAGAGGCTGCCCGTCAACTAGAGTTGCGTAGTCAACGACAGTTGGATACCAAAAAAGGTCAAGAACAGTTGATTAAAGAATGGGGCAAACTTAGCGGTAGACAGTTTTATGCTGATGAGGCTGCTAAAGGTGCTAAGACTGTCCGTGCTAGAATGGCTGAAGAAGCCCGTTCACGAGGTATCACCAACAGGGCTAGGGGTATGGGTGCGAGACAGAACTCGGATGAGGCTAAAGCAATCGCAGATGCTGCACGCCGTAAAGAGCGTCAGGAAGCATACAAGCAGTCTGGTGGTCGTAACTCTGAGGATGCCCGTAAGCGCCGTTTGAACGCACGAGAAAATCGTGCTAAGAATGTTCGCAAGGATGTCAAAAAAAATAAGCCTAAGTAGGTAGTTGTGGTTGCTAAGAAACCTAAGGCAAAAAAATCTGGTTTTGATATTGGGTCTTTTTTAAAGTTTATTGAATCTCAGGCTATTGGTCCGAAGGCTGAAGGTTTATTTAAAGAAGCAGCAGACATTGAAGTCCCTCCAATGGGTATGGGCAAAGATATGTTTGGTATTGCTCCGCAAACACAAGCATATGCTGCTAAAGGTGGCAAAAGTGTAGAGGCGTTGGCTAATACTGGTTTGGGTCAATGGTTTGGTGCCGATTCAGCATTTAATTTGGGTAAACCCAATCAGGGCAATATGCAGCAACTTGGTAATCTTGCTAATCTTTTGTTTTCTACTTTGCCTTTGGGTGGTGCCAAGGTTGCTAAGGTTGCTGGTAAAAAGTTGAAAAAAACTGGTCAAATGGGTGCAAAAACTGTTGGCGGACAGATACCTAATGATATTAAGAATTTGTTGAACTTGTTGATGGGCAACCAAAAAGACTAATTTGGGGAACATATCACCTATTGGTGATGAACACTAACTCTGTCACTGCTGAAGCCTATTATGGAACGCTACAAAACTCTAGTAGTTTGAGTGCGGTTGCTGGCGCAAAACTTGCTGCCGCTTCCGCACCTTATCTTGGGCGTGGAGACAAATGTTCAGGTAATGATGACACTTGTGGGGCTAATCGTATGCGTGGACAAGAACTGTGTGTCGGGCATATGAAGGGTGTTAAAAGCCAGAAGGTTGAAGTCTAATGGCTTATCAGACTATGACGGCAACGGAGTTGCGTCAAACAGTCCGTGATATTACTGACCTTGATGTTGATGATTTGCCAGATTCTTTGTTGAATCTTTATATTCGTGACGGCTATTACCGTATTTTGGACCTTGAGAAGCGTTGGAATTTTCTTGAGAAGTCATTTACTTTTAATACTGTTGCTGAACAAAAATCTTACCGAATTTCTAGTTTTACGAGCGACCCTATCAGTGAGGTTGTTTCCATTGTTGACCCTAGTGGTGTTGGTTTCAGGTTGGACATGGTGGGTTATGATGAGGCTGAGCGAACCTATATTGGTTCGTATGACACGAGTGGCGACCCATTGTTTTATGCGGTATGGGAGGGAAGTATTCATCTTTTCCCTAAACCTGAGTCTGCACGAACTTTAACTGTTCGTGCTTATCGTGAGCCTACCGATTGGATTGGTGAGGATGATGTTGTTGATGCTGCACCAAGTTTACATTTTTCGTTAGTTTATTATGCTTGTAGTCGTGTGTATCAGCGTCTTGAGGACACTTCTATGGCTGGTGAGTATAAGCGTTCTTTTGATGAGGGTGTTTCGTTGGCTCGGACAGCAATTATGAAACCTACTAGCCATGCTCATATGCGTCTTTCCGCAGGTAAGACTACTGGTCGTCCTACCTTTAATGGTTGGATGCTTAACATGGGTCGTAATTTGCAAGATAACGCTTAGGTTATTATGGCTGGCGGCTTAAACATAACGGAACTGAGCGATTTTACTGGCGGTATAAATTATCGTGCTGACCAGTTTCAGTTGTCTTCGTTTGAGTCTCCTGACATGTTGAATGTTGAAATTGACCCACGGGGTGGTGTTTTTAGTCGTGGCGCTCAACGCCGATTAAATACAACTGCTGTTCCTGTTGGTGGTACTTGGCATCCTGAAAAGTTGTATCCTTTTAAGGGTTCTACTAATTATTTGTTTTTAACAAATAATAATAAAGTTTATAAATCCACTGGAAGCAACTTTACTGTTTTGGAATCTTCTGCTGGTGTTGATGTGGTATCAACCAGTTCTCATGGTGCTTGTATGGCGCAGTGGGGAACAAAAATGTATATGGTCACTGGTGCTGGCGGTACTGGTAGTTATGTTTGGAACGATGGTGCTACTTATGCAACAGTTTTGACACCTAGTGGAACCAACCCTAATGCTTGGCAATCTACGGCAGATGGTAGCAACAAGATGCCTACCAGCGAACATGCTATTGTCCATGCCAATAAAATGTTTGTGGCAAACACCAGCGAGGCTGGTGTTTTATATCCTAATCGTTTGCGTTATTCTTTAGAAAATG